AACGACTTAGATCACCTTGAATATCCTCTGCCATATCAAACTGACCTCTTGCCAGGCTTTGAAATCCTTCACTCATTGCTTGCGGCACATTGAGTAAGTTTTTAAACATACCACGATCAGGTGATGTGTCGTACTCAGTATCGATACCAGCAAAATCTAATATTGCGTCTAGTGATCCAGGAATAACGCCAAGCGCTTGATAGGCTCCGCCAGTTACTGATGGCGCTCCTGAAAATACAGAACGAAATGTATCTGTAACAACACGCGCTGCGCCTTCAATACCGCTAAGTGTTTCTATGTCATCATAGGCAATGGCAGCAAATAGAGGGTCTCTTAATTGTTTGGCTAGTATTGGGTTATCAACAGCAAGCTTATTTACATCCAGCGCAGTTAACTCGACCATTCTTTTAACTTCATCTACATTGGCAGAGATAAAGCTAGGGTTCAGTCCTGTCTTTTCTGAGAGTTCTTTGATTGCAGCTGCTTGATCTTTGTCAGCAAGAGAAGCTATCTTGAGACTATTCTTTAAGCTCTCTGTATTCGCTTGTTGACGCTCTTGACCATAAGTAGCGTAGTCAGGCATCGTATGAATTTGACCTGGAATGCTCGCTTGTAGCGCTTCCCCTGACTGTATGTCTTGACCATAAGAGAGATACTTATTAGCCTTGATTGGGTCTTTCGGAGCCGTTACCTTAATATCAACGCCTGAGTTAGCAACTGCTGTATTAATATTAATTTTCGGAAACTCTTCCTCTTCGTCTTTCTCAGTACCTGGTATTGTTAAGGCCATAGTTATTTACTGTTGTTATCGTAATACCACTTTCTTATAGACTGCACGCTGACAGGCCATTCAATTTTATTCATTGCTTCTAAAATAGCATTTATATCCTCTCTTGGAATCGTTGACAGCTCGACAATGTTTTGCTGCGTCATTGGTAATAGATTGTCTTTCAGTATGGTTTGATAGAAAGCTTGATCAACTTCTTTAATGTCTTTCAAGTATATGGGGTCAGTCTTACCTGAGCCGTCCATTCTTGGCACTTCAATATATAACTTATCAGCTTGATCCATTCCTAATATCAATGGCTCTTGCTCATTTTTATATTCATTGTTCCAAACAAGATCAGTCATTAGCCTTGTGACTATGCCTTGAAACTCTGCCTGGGTTGGTTGGTTACCTGTAAGTGCAAAGTGTGCTGCTGTCTGTTTATCAACTTCAGCTAAAAAGCGCCTAATGTCTTTGCCATCTGTTGAGTCTTTTAACGCTTCTGCATTGTAATCAAGTCCTGTTGATCCGAGAGCTTGCTTAACAAAATCATCATTTGATAAAAACATCTTGACGGAGTCAGGGTTAGCTTGCATTTCTAAAAGCTTGGTCATGTTGCCATCAGACAATAATCCTGAGTATATTTTTAAATCTATGGCCTGGAATGCGGCTTGATTAATTTCAGCTAACTGGAATAGTGCGACATAGTTTTCTTGTTTCTTAATCGTTAACTGTGCTTTGTTTACTGCTGCTACTTCAGCATCAATAGAGTTTTGTATTGTGTTTTGTTGAGGGCCACTCATTTGCTGCCATAAACCTTCAGGCAAGTCTTCTTTGGTAACGCCTGTAACCATTAACTTTAAGACTTTATCGTAAGCATCGTCTTCAGCACGCTGCGCTGCTGTTCTTATTCTTGTAATGTCTTGGTCTTTGAGCTGCTGTATTTTCTCTTTGACTGCCAGTTCGTATAGACCACCCATTGCGTTATATGTTGCTTCACTTATAAAGGCGTCAGGGTCTCCATCTGCAATAATATCAAGAGCGCTTTCGTATAACTCTTTTTTAAAATCATCTTTATCTCTTTCTAGATCAGCATCCAGTATTGTTTTGAGTTGTCGCTGCGCCTCACCTGACATACCATCCCACAACTCTTTATGATCTTTTTGTATGTCGGCATAAGTCATACCTTCAGCCATTAAGCCGTTAACTTTATCGTAGGCTGCTTTTTGATTATCGTCTTGTTCTGTTAATAAATCTGCTCTGACATTTTTCTTATATTGATAATAATCAGGGCCTGACATTTCGAGTAAATCATCAGGTGTGACTTCCTGGCCGCGAGCTAGTTTAAGATAAACATTGTCTCTTGCTGCTGCTTCTTCTTCTTGTTTAATCTCGTCTTGTATGGCGTCTTCATTTTGTTCGTACTGATCAAATAAATCTTCAACTATTCTTTGATTAGTCTCACCCATAGCATCCCAATCTTTCGGGTCTATGTCCGCTCTTGTTCTAGCGCCATTTGCTATAGCACCATCAACGCGTTTTTTAGCTTCGCCTTCATTGTAATTTCTTATGTCGTTGTCTTCATTAAAGCGAGCTTTGATTTCACTAACAACATCAGCAGAGAGTACAGGATCATCGATCGATCTCGCTTTTGCTAACTGCATTGTGATGTCACCACCATCTTCTCTGATTTCCCTAACCTTTTCGTTAATCTCACCAACCCTGGTATAGGTATTAAGAAGCTTTGTTATCTCGTCATACTTGGTAGAATCAATAGCACCTTTGTTCACATTAAAGTGATCATTAGCTTGTTGATACATGTCATTCGCTAAATAGTTTTCGATAGCCGCTTCGTGCGCTTTAGAGGTAAATAAAAGTCTTGACTTCGCTATGATGGCTTTTTCTGACTCATCCTTTGGATTAGAGGCGTCAATTCCATAGACATCCAGCAGTTGTGAATCGACTTCACGCAGTCCTAAGTCATACTCTAGCTTCATGGCTTTTTCATTACCAAAGTTAGCAGCATAGTTTTGTATAGAGCTTTGTACTCTTGCAACTCTTTCTGCTTGATTCCAGGCTTCACCTTCTCGGCGATTGTGTCCATCAATTGTGCTAAAGGCATTCAATAAACGCTGGTCTGCTACCTGGTTATATTTGCCAACGATTCTTTGATCCAGGTCTTTACCTAATTCTTTTCTGTACTCTTCCAGTTGTTTTTCAATACTGGCTTTAGCATCAATAGCATTACGCCCTTTTAGTGACAAATAGCCACCGTCATCAGAAATAAGCTCTCTGATCTTGGCGGACAACAGATTATCTCTTTCTCTGAGCGTTGCCTGGTCTTGTATGTCTCTTTGTTTAAAGGCTGCATCCCATGCTAGGTCTCCGAGCTGACTGATCGCCTGGCCTTGTTGAATTTGTGCTTGTGCTATACCCGCACCAAAAGCATCAGAGTTGGTTTGGATTTGTTGAAAGCCACCGCTAACTGGTCTGTCTTTAACCTGTCCTATTTCATATTGTGGTACTGTTGCCATTGTTAATCCTTATCCGTATGAATAGTTGTACCATTTACTAGCAACTGAGCCAGCACCTGATAGTAATGATGTTTGTGCGCCAATCTTTCCAGCAATGATTGCGTTGTCAGCGCCCATTCGTTTCATGCCCGCGTTAGCTTTTAAATTACTGGCTACTACATTGTGTTCATAGGACTCACGCTCTGCGTTTGATCTAATAGTGAGTGCGTCTAACTCTCCAAGTGCTGCTGTATCTCCGAGGATGTCAAGAGCTGAACCACTCCCTAACTCTACGCCACTTGCTGCTAATGCGCTACGCTGCCTGCCTTTAAGCGCTGCTACTTTAACGCGATGAGCTGCCTCGTCTTTCGCGCCCCTGGCTTTAGCATCGGCTGCTTTCCAAAGCGCTACATTGCGATTATTTTCATCTATCTGAGCTTGATAACGATATTCTGCTGCCTTAGCTTCTGCTGCATGTCTTTGGCCCTGAGCGGCTGAGGCTGCTCCAGCTAAACTTAACATCATTCCTATTATCGGGGTACACATACTAAATCTCCATTGTAAACTTGTGGAAAGGCTCACCATGTATGCCATACGGCTCCGCCTCATCCATTTCAAAACCTAACCATTTGAGCCACTTAATTGACAGCACATTACGCTCATCAACAAAGTTCTCTAAATACCTATAATCTTTGCGAATATCATCCAGCCAGGGCTTTGATCTTCTGAGGAATATTCTTTGCTTTTCTTTGATTAAATCGGTTCCCAACATCCAGGGAGAACCTGAACCACTCAGGAGCGATATAGGACACACGCCCCACATACACACCAACTTATCATTCACCAGGCCAGTTTTAGAATAGGACGATAATTTAACGGATGTCTTAACCGCATTACGGATACCCATACGCGTAGCAGCATTAACTTCTTGTTTATCGTGTTCACGCATATTCCTTACCAAGATTGCAATATCGCCCTCCTCAACCTCTCTAATTTCTACTTTATCCGCCAACGCTCACCTCAGGAATAACGGCCAATAATGTCATTGGCAAGGGGTCATCTTGCCTAAAGAATATTGATCCCTCAGACGCCCAGGTAGACGGCATAGTGACCTTAATATCACCTGTTTTCAGAGAGGTTGCTGTGCCATATGGCTCATACGCTCTCTGTTTAAATTCTGTGAGATGATCGGAGTCGTATCCAATCTTGCCGCCTCTTGACTCTTCGACTCTGAGTGTGACCTCTGAAATACTTTTCTTCTTGCCTTGCTGCGTGGGTTGACCCAGCTCCAAGTTCAGGGTTTGTACATCCGCCTGAATCGGTAATCCGATATGTATTTTGCTGGCTGGATTAGAAATTGTGATGGCTCCTGAGGCAACCGTTTGTTGTGCTTCAACATTACCATCAGCAAGAATAGCGACTGTCTTACCTTCTAAATGAGACATCCCTGAAATCTCATCGACCCCTTTAGCCCAGGATGTTGTTGCTACACTCCTAAAGGCTGAGGGTACATCTCTTCCCGCTTTAACACTTACGACTGTAGCGCTTGTATAGGCCTGGACTGTACACACTAAAGTTTCGGTTCCGATAGTGAGAACAAAGGTATTTCCAACATCTCCTGATACGAATGTACTTGCACTTGCTGTAAGTGTTAGAGTCTCTGAATGCGTCCAATCACTACCTCCTGATAATGTCATTGATGTAGAGCCAGTATGTGTACCATCGTATGATAAGCCTGAGTCCACAAAAAACGCATCAGCAACTTCTGTAAATACTCTTGTATTCAGGCGTTCTATGTAACGCTTAGTTGATCCATTAATGGTGCGTTTAACAACAAAATAAGTGGCATCCTCCTCTCCTTCAGCAATGGTACAAACACTCTCGAAAGTGCCGTCCGTATCGTGTCTTGACCAACCCCATACTTCATGCTCTCTCATGTAGGTTAGGGCCGCCAAAGTTCCATCACTTAACACTACCCAAACGATAGAGTGAGGTGCTTGAGCGTAGGCCCATTCTTTTACTGTCTTGCCAGCGAACAAATGACGCGCTAATACGGTTAGATCATTACCAGTATAGGAGTCAGACTCTAGCGCAAAGGCGAGGTCACGAATAATCGCTCCTTTAGACTGTAAATGAATAATGGTGTTACCAATCACAATAGGCGGCGCATCCGCTGAACCACGATAACCTTGCGGCTTAACTTGTATGGCTGAAGGCGTGATTACGCCATCGTTGGCGGTTAATAACCATTCACCACCTGAAGTCAAGATAATCATATCGCTGAGTGGAACCAGGTGTCTGACTTCATTGACCTGGGAGGCAGCAATCGTGAAGGTTACCGCATCATCATCCCTGAGTGGCTCTGAGATATTAAAGTTGTGATAGTTACCTGTTTGCGACATAAAGATTTTCTGAGGGTCATTGTTTGTTTGACCAAAGACCAGGCGCTGCTGATAATAAGCAACGGTTGATGGATACTCATTGGTTGTGTTGAATATGGTTCTTGCGGTTGCGGGCGTATCATTTGGGTCAGCCTCAATATTGTCATCCTTAAAGGTGGTTCCTGTTGATCTTCCAATAAAGCCGTAAATACCACCAAACGATTTAAAGACATTGTAACTATTGGCTCCACTTACTGCGCCCCAGGATATGGTATTGGTAATGGTTGAGCTGAGATTATTATTGGTGACTGAGGTCGCACTTGAGGCAACGGACTCATCACTTGTATCTGTTTCAACTGCGGTCACCACATACGAATATGATGTCCCAGGATTACCTGAATCATAGTTTTGTGCGGTTGACGAGACACTTCCAGGAGCGCTCATTGATGTGCCAAATGAAACGGAGGTTATTGTCCAGGCTGTATGTGAAGTTCGCTTCACTTCTTTAACTGGATATGAGGGATGACAAATAGTCATCACATCAGCCGATTGAGTAAACTTTAAATCAGCCAGCTCCGTATCTGAGTATGGCGATGTAATAGAGACAGGAGAACCACTTGATAAGACTTGACCACCATCTTTAATGACTCTCATGGTTTGATGACCAAACTCTAAAATATAAGTTTGTTCCGTATTAAATTCAAAAGGAATGAGTCTAGTAATCTTTGCTGAGTTGGCAGTCTCGCAGACAAACTTTGTGCCTGAACGATTGGCAACGCCGCCATGAGCCTGGACAAAGAAGTTACGACAAGTCTTCAGTCCAGTTGCGTATTTAGCGAGATCAACTCTTGCGTGTAGTGAGGGCGCTAACTCACCACCTGAGAATGAAGGTTGTATCGTATGTACAGGCATTAACTACGCCCTGTTATCCAGCTCGCATCCGTATTTCTATCTATGTGAGACTCGTTAGCATTAAATGTTTTAGCCTCTCCGAGTACAGTCAAGTACATTTGATAGGCTTGCTCCATTCTCTTTTCGTCCCTTGTAATTGGCATAGCAACTTCACTCGCTAACTTCCAAGCTAGGGCATTAATAAACATGGGTTCAAACACCAAAGTATTGGTTGCTTGATAGGTATAAATTAGGGTTGCTGTTTCCTGGTCAGTCAGGATCACTCTTGAGTCATAGGCATCACCTAATGCGACTTCAAATGGGATCGGGTCATTACTGCCAGCAACCGTATTCGTTTGTAGTATCTCTCTTGCAAAGATGCAATCGTTTGGATAGCTATATCGATAGTCCCAGTTGCCTGGTGGTGTACCGACATCCGATAGTGCTAAGTGACGCGTAGCAAATCCCCAGGGAAATGCTCTGAGTAATGTATCACGCGTATCCGCATAGAGCAGATTACAATGGAACGCCTCTTCTGACTGCTCCGTTAAACTTGAAATAGTGGCACTTGCTCCAATATGAGAGAGTGCTAAATTACATATATCGACTTCACTAGCCATTGCGTTTCCTTTCGTTAGTTAAAACCAAAGGGCAGTAGTATGAAAAGTTTAAAGAACCTACCGCCCTTCAGAATTAAAAACACACCTAACTACTACTTACGAATTAGCAGCGTTTGGGTATGATTGGTACTGCTGTGCGTCCTTAACAATTGATGCACTTACAGTCATTGTTGGGCTTGAGCCACCAACATCGTAGTACAGACGAACATATCTTTCATTTGTATCAGGTAACCCCATTACAAGTGTGTCTCCAACTGCTGCTGCTGCAATACTACGAGAAGTCTGTACTGTGCTGGCAGAGCTGAATGAAGAGTTATCGTCTGTCTGAACTTGAACCGCTAGAGTTGGCGAAGAGCCACCCATAGCAACATCAAAGTTCAAAGCGATTTTCATTTCCTCACCAGGGCCAATATCACGATCTGCACCGAGATCGATGACATTAGTCGAAGCCGCATCAGCCGTTACAGACTGAGCATCGGAAAATTGAAGATTGTAATCAATAATCATTTATTTACTCCTGTGTTATCCGATTAGCTTACTGCTGCTTCGGTGTTTAAAATAGCGTCATTCCTTCTGAACGGTATTCCATCAAAAGACATTACACGCTTCCCAGCTACCTCATCCATAGACAGACGAACATTACTCGTGTTAGTAATTTGGCGTCTTAGGATTGAAGAGATAGTGCGGTTGCCATAGAACACACAACGACCAAGATTTACATTTGGAAGTTTCTCTACCGCTTGTACCATTAGATCAACTAATTCAGCAGATGAACCTGAAGCATCTTTAGTTAGATTTGATACATCGATGTTCGGGATACGAACAACATAGCGCCAATCTCTTAGTGAC